CTGGCTAATACTTGATCACACTTATACGTGGCCTTATCCAGAGTTTCTAGAATAACAGTGGGTTTGGGTCTACTCATCTCGACTTCCTTGAATTTACTATATTATTTATGCGTACTTAATTCAGCAAGACGCAGTTTACATTCGGCTTCTGTGCGAAACGGTCCTTGATAAGGATTACGACTCACAATGATTTTCTTTGGACAAAAGTCCACATACCACTGATTATTAAGTTGAACCAAATAATAGCCAGCACAATAATAGCTACGACTCTTGGCGGTAGTAGTATATAGAGGTAATTTTAGTTTAAGATCGTAGATGGCATTGTATGGTATAGTCCGACATGGATAATCGTAGACCGAGTCTACTGACCTTGTTGGTTTCCGCTGCCCACTGACAAATCGGATATTATGAGCAGTGCCCAACACCTTTATACTGGGATATTTAAGTCTACGTTCTCCCTTGACCAATACAACACCATCTTCTGCGGCTTGTATTGTACCAATTTTTTCTCCATCGTCCTCAACAATCCAATATTTATTTTTTACAACAGGTTTTGCTTCCATGGTCATAATTTATCCTTTATAGGCTGCGCTGAAAATTTCAGCAAAATTCTGGCTGTTTTCACTTAATTTTTGTAGGTCAAAGCGTCCACAAAACTTAAGAAACTGAGCACCAATCATGGGTCGATTGCGTTCTACTGTGCCTTCTAGAACAGTCTCAGAGATTTTAGCTTTGATTTCAGCGGGCTGTGCCTTGAGATCAATTAAAATTCGATTGCGATTATAGTCGTCTATGACACGATGTTCTTGTCCTTCGTGATCAACCCATCGCTGGAGCATAAGATTGTTCCAGTTAAAACCACGTGTGGTTCTGTCGGCATAGGCTTCCAGCAAGCCTACTTTGTTGCGCGAACCTTTTACACGTACACCAGGATAAGCACTAAACACATTGTCTGTGGGATCACCGCGCATACACTTTTCAAACAAGATCCATTCCGGATCTGGTATTTGTTTGGGTTCCTTAGTCTTTTTATCAACGACTAATTTACCACGGCGATCGAAGATGCCTTCTAGTGTATGAAGCTCGTCGGCTACTCCATTATATTGTTTGACATTTGGGGATAACAATTGATGAAAATCGCTGTCGGTGCTGACAATGATGTTTGTGTCCTGAGGATGCGCCTGTATCCACCCAGATATTAAATCATCTGCTTCTAATTCAGGATGACGTAGTACAGTACAATTAGTCCTAGCGTCTAAAAAGTCCTTGAGAGCGTCCAAGCCTTCCCAAAATAGTCTATCTTCTTCTGCTTCTTTTTCAGTAAGAGCAGCACGACCTTCAGCACGATTGCGCTTGTAAGCGGGATAAAAATCCTTACGCCAGCTACGGCCCTCATTGAAGAATACAACATGATCGCCGCGCTGATCGCGCCAACACTTGTTTACGCTACTCAACGTCACATGAATAGCAAAGGCCACCTTTTCTTCACTGCTGGACGCACGGTGGGCTGAATGGCGAGCACGAAAGTACATGTTCGCTAGATCAATAAGTAAATATGTTTTCATGTCGTTATATTAGCAGTTAACGACTTGATTTGTCAACTAATTTCGGTACGTCCTTTGCCCAAATCTCTTCGAGTGGCACGCCTAATGTCGGGATCGGCTTGTGCTTGTTCGTATGTTTCCAGTACTACATTACGGCAAATGTCTTGAAACCAACGATCCACAATAACATGTTCGGGTTCATTGGCCTTATGCTGATATCCCGCACGAACCAAATTAGCCAAAAATTTATCATTCCAATCAAGTTCAAATGAACCCGATTTAATATTGTCAGGATCTAGTTCTACACTGATTATATTGATATATGGTTCACCGCGTTCTGTGGCTAGGTCTTTAGCACTGCGATTTCGTGGTTTTTTAGGTTTAGGTTCAGCAGCAGGTGGTGTAGGTACTGGCTCCACAGTTTGAGGCTGTGGAGCAGGTTTATTAAAAAACTTTAGTATAAAGTTTTTCAATTAGGTCCCCCATTCGTTCTTGAACAGCGGTACCTGAAGTCTATCACTGTAACGTAACCCATGTTTCATACATGCTAGTGCTACGTTCTTGTTATTAAGGCTGTATACGCTTTCAACACCACCCACTGGCATAAGATATACTTCGCCTGTAAATCCCTCGTCTCTAAAAGAGATAGTGGCTGCCAATGCGTCATACACATCTTGTTCTGTGGCCACAACAAACTTAAGATAACACCAACCTACTCGCTGATATTGACATACGATGTCTGGTTTGATAGCATCTTCCCAACGTTCGCCACTGGCAGGTAATTTGGCACTGATAGAAAAGGTAATTTCTCTGTCTGCGCGATTAGACCAAAGTTCTAAATAAGACTTGAAATCATCGGTAAGACGTTGAGTGCCATTTGTTTCAAATGTGATCTCTCGGAGATCCGCCATGAATTCATGTTCTAGTAGATCAGGAAAAGCACGTTGCCAACCTAGTAAGGGTTCACCACCTGTGATAACCAAGTGTTCTCTCATCCACCTTTTGTATGGTAAGAGTTCTTTAATGCGTTCGACGATCGCTTCTGTTGTAAGTAACGGTGAAAAGTCCTTGAACCTAGGATCCCAACTAGCGTAACTATCACAGCCGGTACTAACAAGTGGGAGATCTCGATACTGCTTAAACTCTGTAATACGATCTGCAACTTGGTTTCGCTCATTGGATTTTTCTCCTCTTGGCATTCCGAAAGAGTCACATGTAAAATTACAACCGAATGTTCTTAGAAAGACACTGGGAACCCCCATATATCTTCCCTCGCCTTGGATGCTATAAAATAACTCACTTATTTTGATCTTGCTCATCGTTGATTCCAAAATGATTGATTATGTATGATCCAGGTGTATATGCTGGATATTGGTAATTCATAACTGGACTATGATTTACCACACGAGCACATTCTAGCACAACTAATTCAATAAGTCTACGACTACGCTCAGGTTCGTAGGTTTGACTGAATCCTGCCTGCGCCATTAGTTGACGATATAGTTCGTTATTCATTTTTGAAATACAGCTCCAAGACTTCTAATTTATCATGGTACTCACTGATATGGGCTAGCTCTGCTTCGATTGCCGCCATGATGTCTGTGTGCTCAGGGATAGCAATAGGATTAGCTAACATCACTTCTACATTTGTTACATGCTTGGTAACATGGCTTTTAAGATGTTCTCGTGTGGCTTCTAGTAATCGTTTACGCATTTTCATATATGTTTGACCATTGTTTAAGTTTTAGTTTCTTAGCGGCTGTGGCAGCAACTAAGCGTTCTTTGTCAACGATGCCTTGCTCTACTAAAATATCAATCATGGCTAATACATCTCCAATCTCTACTTCTAGGTGTTCGGCATTAGTAGCAGGCTTTCCGGGTTTGAAGTTATCTAGGCCAAATCTAAAACATTTACTTACTGCCTGTGTAACTTCGGCACATTCTTCTTGAAGAATGAGCAGTGTTTCTCTTACTTTAGGATCCATTTACGACCTCTTGTGTGATGTCAAACGCTGTGGCCGGAGCAAGAGTCCACCCTAAGTGACCATGTCCGGTGTTATAGTATACACGTGAATTGCGTTGACTGCGACCTACTCTAGGCATCATATTAGGAGTCATTGGCCGTAGACAGGCAAAACTAGAATAGTCACTGGCGTCAATTTTAGGAAAATTTTGATGAACCCAACGTAGTAATGGTTCAATGCGGTCGCGACGTATATCATAGTTTTCGCCAGCCAACTCGGCAGTACCGGCTATCCTAAATCTTGTGCCCAAGTTAGCAGACACAACCTTGGCCTGATCATCTAATAAACTGGTTCTAGGCATGACACGATGTGATTCACCATCTCTTATGTTAATGGTCACACTGTAACCTTTTACAGGATAAATTCCTAAACTATCACCTATGCTGCGAGCTAAATTTTCACTATGAACCCCAGCACACACAACTATATTATCATGGAGAGTATCTAACTCTTTGATATCTGCGGTATAACTGTATTGAAAAGTAACTCCGTACTTGTTAGATAATACTTGGGCGAGTTCTTTACAAAACTTATGAATGTCACCGGTCCAATCCGATTCTGTCCAAACACCACCAATGATGCTTTTACAGTTGTATAAGGTTGGTTCTAATTCGCATACTTGTCGATTGTCTAGTATTTCCCATTCACAGCCATTGGCTCTATACATTTCTTGTACTAGAGTGGCCGCTCGCATGTATTCAGGATCACGATAGATATGCAATATACCTGAACGCATACGATCAAATTTAATATCTTCTTTGAAGATAATGTTTTCGTATAAGTCCCTTGCTACTATGCCCATTCTTATAGTTTGGGCTGTATTACGAGCATAATCATTGTTGGCTGTGTGATATAGAAATTTAAAAAGCCATTTAATTTGGTCTAGGTCCATGCTAGGTCTAATTAGCAGTGGTGCATCCTTTTTAAGTAACCACCGAACACCTTTTACTACATTAGACCATGTCGTCCAAGTTTCGCTGTTGCTTACTGAAACTTGGCACCCATTGGCATAACTTGTACGTTGAGCAGGATAGCGTTCTTGATCGTATACAGTGACCTCGCATCCTGCCTGTGCTAGATAATATGCCGTGGTAAGGCCGGTTATCCCGGCCCCTATGACAGCTACCGAATTCATTGAGCCTCTTGTGACTTAGCCAAGCGTTGTTGAAGATGATTTAGTAACAAACCATACGCTGGTAAGATTACCAACAAGCTAACAATGACTTTACTAATTGAATTGTTAGTTGCTACGATGTGCCAGTTAGCAGCCATAAACTCATTTTCCCCGCCAGCAAATGCTGTAAAGAAGAATACATAAGTGTCAATGAATGTGCTAACAATAGAACTCAATGCCGGGGCAATCCACCAAGTTTGATATCGTTCACGAAAGTATTGAAACACATATACATCAAGAAGATTACTGATAAAGTAAGCCATACCAGAACCTAGCCCGATTCTAAATGCTACCGAATCAGGTGCTCCGCCTAGTTTGACCACTGCCATACTGACTAATATAGCAGGAATAAACGCAAGGGCAATTACAGCACGCCCAGTTTCCTTGCCTAATAATCGTACTGTAAGATCAGTGAGAACCACTACTAGTGGAAAAGTAAATGCTGCTGCTGCCAGCGGTGCACCAAACACTGTGAACTTGAACTGTACTATGTAATTGCTTATAGCAATAATAATGATGTGTAATAACATCAACTTATATGCTAATTGTCTATCTACGCCTGCTAAAATACGATCTAACATATCGTCTCCTTGTTTATAAGCCTTCGAAAAGGTCTTCGTTCCATTCTCTATGACCTTCTCTGAAAGCCATATTGCTCTGTGTCTCTCTTACTTCTACACGATAGCACCATAAGCGATTGTGCTCGCCCAGTCCCCACATTTCGGGAATGTAAACACCGTTGACATACTTGTAAAGCATATCGGCTAAGCCTTCACAACCTAACTTAGGCAGTACTGTGAGTTTAGCAAGTTTCTTTGATTCCAGCAACTTAAATGTTTCGAATTCGGGATCGTCACGAGCCACCAATAAGGTATGATCAAATTGGTCTTCTAAGATCTTTTTGAGTTCCTTAAGGCCACCATAATCGGCAGCCCAATTGCGTACATCTAAGTCGTTGGTACCAAAGTAAAACTTCATTGAAAAACTATAACCGTGTATCATGTTACAGTGACTATCTGCTCGCCACTGTCGATACGCACATGGAAAAGCATCGTGATACTCTTTGGTGCTGGTATATTTGTATACTACTGGTTCAAACTTGGTCATCTCTTGCCTCCTTGTATTGAGTAAGTTTGATGACTTGCAGAATATTTAGAGTGGGATGAAAGCCAAAGTCCACTTACTACTTAAACAGTTTTCATGTGCTCTCTGAGCTTATCCCAATCGATATCAAAGCTAACTTTACCGTTGTTGTCTACTGTACGTACACTATAGTTGCCTACATGTACTCCGGGTTCTTCTGGCTTAACATCGAACACCTCAGTTTTAACTTTAGCAGATTTTTTGGGTTTGGGTGCTGACTCTTGAACTTTTTGAGCAGTTTTCTTAGATACTGGACCATCGTCCTTAGGGTAGTCGGCTTTTGGTGTTTTCTTAGCTGGAGCTTTAGCCGCTGATTTTTTTGTTGCCATTATCCATGTCCTTTCATTGATAAGCAAATGTCGTAAAATTCTTTCTTCAGTGCTGGGTCTGTTTCAAAAGCACCTAACATGATAGCAGTGGTCATATCTGACTCATGCTCCCTTACACCACGCATGGTCATACAATGATGTTCAGCTTTCACTACGACGGCAATATTTTCGGTCCGAGCATAATCGCGGAGTGCAGACGCAATCTGTGTGGTCATTTCTTCCTGGATCTGGGGTCTCTCGCAGATGTGATGTACGAGCCTGTTGAATTTGCTCAAACCAATTACTTCGCCTTCGGGCACTATCCCCACCCAGCATCGTCCAACGATATTTTGAAAATGGTGAGCGCATGTTGATCTGATACTAATAGGTCCTGTGGTATAAAGGCTTTTATAGCCTAAGTTGGGAAATGCTGTGACTTTAGGAACTGAACGATAACGTCCACTAAAAGTCTCACGTACAAACATCTTAGCCACACGCCTAGCAGTATCTTGCGTGTTATGATCATTAACAGTGTCGATTACTAAACTATTTAGTACACCCTGAAATTGACCAGCAACCTCATCAACCAAGCGATTGATTTCCTCGTCGCTGTTGATGTAGTCTGCGATGTTGTCGTTAGCGTGGAATCTGGCTCCTGCTTGACGTATCCTTTCGCGAATTACTTCGCTCATGGGTCTACCAAATACAGCACCTTCATAGCCAGGATGGTAAGGTGCTTCGTCTACTAGTTGTTGATTGTGATTCAAATTGTTCTCCGAGTTATAAAGGACGAGGATGTCCTATATTGTGTAAGTGTACTGTATTTAGACCTAATTGTCAAACATTATAATATGTTTTTTTAAACCATTTAAATGTAGTACTAGCAATGTCGGCTATGCTACTATGCCGTGGACGCCAACCAGTGTCTTGCATAAACCTACGTGGATCCGCATATAATTGATCTGGATCTCCTTCTCGTCTAGGCCCAAAGCGCCAATCCAACTTGGTACCAGCAAAAGCAGCAACTTGCTCTACGACTTCACGATTACTATATCCACGCCCGGTGCCTAGATTGTAACTACGATGTTCACCTACTCGTAAGCCTTCAGCCAAACATACCGCTTCTAAATGAGCGTCAGCCAGGTCTGTGACATGAACATAGTCGCGCACACAAGTACCATCCCTGGTATCAAAGTCGTTGCCGTTAATAACAATTTGGTTACCGCTTAATGTGCTATCTACTACACGAGTAAACAAGTGAGTGCCATCCTTGACTGATCCCATACGAGCATCAGGATCGCAGCCAGCAGCATTGAAATAACGTAAACTAATGCCACGAAATCCATGTGCTCGACAATGATCAGCGATGACTCGTTCGGTCATCAATTTAGACCAACCATATGGACTTACCGGTAACGAACTGTACACAGAACCTTCACTAATAGGACAGTGAGCATAGTTACCGTATACTGCGGCACTACTGCTAAACACAATACTTCCTGACCAACCTTTAGTAGCTAACCACGCCAACATACGATTGGTTTTGGCAGTGTTATTATTGTAGTATTCACCGGGATCGGCCATGCTAGGTCCAACTAAGCTGGTTCCGGCACAATGAATAATAGCGCCAGCTTCACGCAATGGCGCACAGTAATCTACTATGTCTACAAAATCAGTACATAGAAATTCATCTAAGAATTCCACACTGGCTGGTATAGTGACTGCGCGATCTACACCGATTACAGTATAGCCGGCTTCCTTAAATCGTAAGGCAGTATGACCACCCACATAACCAGTGGCACCTGTAATAATGATTGTTTTTGACATTGAACCTCCGCCCTGTCTTGGGCTTGTTGATTATCTAATTACTTATTGTTGTGTACAGGTTCGCTCTTGAATTATGCGACCATCTTCAGTACGCACTTCACGCCACTCTGTACAAACAGGCGCAGCTCGTTGAGCTGGCACAGTTTCCACATAAACTATAGGTGAATTAGCGTAATGATGGATAGCAGCACCAGCAATAACACCACCAACTATAGCAGGAGCTATCCAACCACGATGTACATGGTGTGGATGATGGTGATGATGGTGGTGGCGCATATGATGCCTATGACCATTGAATCCGTTTGCTTCCACTGGCATAGCCACAGTTAATAGACTGGCCGCAATCATACTAGTAATAAAGGTACGCATCATACACCTCCTATATATCAATATTTAGCTGGTGCTACATGCTTTCTATAGTCTTTTGACATACGCAGCATATGCTCACCCTTGCCCTCTAAGATATCACAGATACGATCAATGGTACCATCGTTGTAGTCACTGATTCGACCCATGTTTTTATGTGGATGACGCAGTAGTGGTACTAACTTTTGTACAGCATCATCTAGGCTCCAAGGGACATAAAGTCGTTCGTGATCATTGGCAAAAGTTTCAGGAAAGCTGCGGTAAGCAGGATACAGAACATTAGCGCCAAGTGTGTCGGCTTCACTAACTGTGTTTGACACCCAATCTTGTAGAGCACAATTAAAAAGAACCCTAGTATCATTAAGTAGATCATAGTAGTCATTTTTTTCTAAGTCCTCATAAATGACTAGTTTACCCTCTGCTTGTAACTTCCTAGTACGTTCCATATAACTAGAGTTATTACTACGCAGTTTTGCACCGGAAAACACAGCAAACTCAACCTTTGGTAAGTAATCTAGACTATCAGACAAACTGTGATAGCGTTCGATTAGATCCATATAAAAGTCAGGCTGTTTTTCTTGATCCCAGCGAGCAGCAAAGCCTACTCTAAAAGCACGATTTTCAAATGGTTTCAGTGGTCCCGGTATACGACCTCTTACTTCATTCTTGCCAAATGCTAGTCCTGAAATATTGTAGATTGGAGCAGACCAACCCGCAATCTTCATATGTGCTACCATTTCTTCATTAGTGGCCAGCACACCTGTAACAAAGGAATTAACCATGTGCTCATAACAAGCCATCCAGCCCTCCATGTTCCATACATGAACGAAGTCATCAGGGTCAATGGCTTGTGCAAGACAACGCACAAATATCCTAGGGCGATGAGCGGCATCAACTTGATCGAGAATGTAAGGTAAGCTCTCGATGCCCGGTTGAAAAAGGTCTTCAAAGTAGATAACATCCTCACTGGTTACTGCTCCTGCTTTCATTAACTTGACCAAGTTCATCATCTGGCTCATGCCAAAGTAACTTCGACCGTGTGCGTCTAAGACCTGTCCGGTTACAATGGCTTGATCATTACTTAATGTTTCTCCCTCAACAATGTAGTAATTGATACGCCTACGCTCGAACACAGAGCGATTCCACTCTTGTAACTGTAGAGTGTAGCGGTTTTTATACGGCTCAAGCGCCATATAGAGTAATTTTCGCATCTAATACCTTTCTATAGTTAGATATGATAAATAAAATATAATGTAGTATACTAAAATGGTGGAGTAATGTCAACAAAAAAGATTACACAAGATGAATTTATTAAAAGATGTTTATCCATTTATGGAACAACTTTTGATTACAGCCAAGTTTTGTATAAAAATATGACTACCAAGGTAAAAGTTATTTGCAACAAGTGTCGCAATTATTGGCTAGTTACACCAGCTAATCACGTTGGTCCTCGTAGATCTGGTTGTCCAACTTGTAAGTCAAAAAATTCATCACTCAGAAGCAAAAAAGTGTTTAACCTGGAATGGTTCGTTGCTAAATCAAACAAAATTCATAAAAATTTTTATGATTATTCTCACACAATATATTTAGATACCGATACTAAGGTATTAATTATTTGCCCAATACACGGAGAATTTAGTCAATGGCCTAGCGATCATATGCGCGGAATTGGGTGCTCTATGTGTAGCGGTAACAGGAAAAAGACTACACAGGATTTCATTTATGAAGCAAAAAAGATTTTTCCAAATTACGATTATACCAATGTAAAGTATAGTAGTGCTCATAGCTTAATTACTGTAGGGTGTCCTTCACATGGATTATTTACAACTAAACCCAATGCTTTATTAAATAAAACAGGATGTGGTAAATGTTCAGTAGATAGGCAGTTAACTACTAAAATTGCTAAAGGTATCATTAGAGATCCTAAAGATATACCTGAGTATGAATTGTATCGTAGAAAGGTTTGGCAAATTTCAAACCAACAATTTAATGAACACTACTACTTAATAAATCCCTATAATCTTAGTAGAGGGTATTACTATCATTTAGATCACAAATACTCAATACAGCAAGGATGGTATAATAATGTTCCGCCGGAAATTATTGGAGGCTGGAAAAATCTTCAAATACTTCCAGCGAAACAAAATAAGAGAAAATCCTATAAATGTAGTGTTACTTTAGAGGACATTCAGTAACTTACGCATTGCGTTTGGCCTGTTTGATCATGTACCCCCAGTTGTCACGAGGATACTTGCCATTTTGCCAACGAACAAAGTCGGCATAGGGACTGTAGTTGTTGCCAAGATGTGTTTCATTAAACACATAACCAAACTCGCGACAAAAGTCACGGAAACGATCTAACTCGTCAAAAATACGAGTTACTTCGGGTTTGAATTGTAAATACTTCTTGATGCCTTTTCTAGACATTTTGTTATTCCTTATACTGAGATAAGTTGTGGTTGAGATTTAAGATAATAAACAGTGGCACCATTCTCTCCGTCTTCGGCGACGGTGATTTCGATGTCACGATTGGGATAACGAGTGGCAATAGCTTCATATAAGTCGTCACTGATCATCTCGCAGCTCTTGAAATTTAATTCTAGAGTGCCAGAGTACAACTTTTCAAGCCAACGCTTAAATTGTATAAATTCGATATCACGATCTGAATGAAATACTTCGATAGCTACTGTAAAGTGAAAGATGTGTCTGTGTGGTGTTCCTAAGAACGAGACATCGTACTCGTCGCCAGTGGCTAAAGCCGGGTCTGTAGCTGCCGCTGGATATTTGTGAATACCTTCCTTGCGAAAGGTAACCCAAATCATACGACGAGCACGATCTCGAATGCGTTGACGTGTGTCTGCTAGTGCTTGTTCTCTCTGTTCCATTATAGTCCTTGTTCGATTTCGTCTTCGGTGTACCGGTCCCAGTCTGTGAACTTCGTAGGATCCATTAGGTCATGTAGTCGATGACACCATACACCAGGGTTAGTTGCTTCAAAATCACGATCATCAATTTTGATCACAGTGTTATAGTTGAAAAGTTTAACATATGGTAGTTTAACACTGATCATGGGAATAAATCTACGATATTCGCACAAATTGACGTCATGGAATTCACACAAACTACCAACATCCATGTCTAGGGTACACCAGTAATTGCGTTCTAGAAAATACTCAACCATGTCAGCCCACTGCCGATATTCTTCTTGACTGGGTCGAAGAGGGTAGCTCATATTAGCACCAAAGTAAATATGTTCATACCCTAGTACCTGTTGAGCAATTTGATCGACTGGTTGTAATCCCACTACAAACAGCGTGGGTTTTTCAAATGCCGGTGTGTGTTCTACCTCGGTCCCATAAAAAAACTTTATTTCATCGTTAAATCCCGGTCGGTTCATCACTCATTCCTTCAAAAGTTGCAGAATCATCTAAGTAATCTAATTGAAAAAGTGAATCAAAAATAGTATTGCTGTTTAATGCTTTTTTACCAGCGAATCCCCTAGTACCAACAATTTCCATCCAGTAATCTTGATATTGATCAATGATTTCCAATGATTGTTTTTGGCTTGGGGCAGCAAAAATACGTTCGACTAAATCTTCAAAGTAAATGTAGTCTCCTCGAGTACGACGCATCATTTTAGGATGTTCGCCTTGTTCAAATCTGCGATTAGCTTCTTGTACAGCAGTGATGTGCATCCAAACATTATGTCCCATTAATAGTGCGTAACTAAAACTATCCCAACTGGTGCGACCTTCTTTGCCGTTTTTGTTGAGATCCCCGGGCTTATAATAACATATATCCCGCATGGTTAGCAAGTCGCTGACAGGACTTTCTAACCATGTGTTGTAGATACCATCTGCTAATACCCCAGTACTCCACCGACGTGTATCGGTTGCGTATCTTTTATCGTCGGCACTTGGCGCCATTCGATAACTCCATTTGTCATCATGGGGATATACGTTTTCGTAATAGACCTGGCCGTTGGCGGTTGCCAAGAATGGACTAGCACAGTCAAAGCTGATGGTGAAGTTGGGATTCGCGTATCTGCGTACTGCTCGCTGTATGACTGTAAGTAATACCGCCCACTCCAACTTACTGGTTCCCAAAAAGTGCATCCAATCATGTACTCCCTCCTGTAATAATCCATCGTATTTTAATGTAATTAGTCTTTTTAGAATAAGATGTACATCACACATATTCTGGCCACCCATAGCCCAACCATCAAAATGTCTGCCTGGATACTGCTTTGGGTCCGAGTAATGCTTCATGGTTTGATACCATGATTCGGCACTGCCGTGGTTGTCACCTTGTAACACATTTAAAAAACGTGTACCACCTTCGGCTACGCCACGACGGTGTTTAATAAAATACTCGTTGTTAAACTTAGTAGCATCAACTGCTTGCTTAAGAGTTTTGATTTGACAAGCATCGCCGGCCTTTTTATCGTGTATGACCCAAGTTGGTATATCCAAGATCATGGAATAGTCAGCTATGTTGTCTAACCAATTTAACACTGTGGATCGCTTGGCTTGAGCTCGTGGGCATCCGGAATTGGCTTTCCAGTCGCCCTCCCATAGTCCTTTGGCAATCTGAAACCCACCCGAGTCACCTAGCATGAACGTACCTGGTTCACGATTACGTACCATGTCCTCTGACCAATCTTGCTTACTAAGATCCAAGTTAGCATGACCACCTGAATATAGACTCCAACGATAAGGAAACAAAGACTTTGAGCTATTAAGCCAATTTAGTTGCTCCATGTCAGTTAGACCTTGTGGAAACCTAGCTGGATCCACATAAGGGCCATTTACAGGATCACGTTGTTTTCCTATAAACGTAGCATAGAAGCCAGAGATGGCCGGAAGGAACACCGCCCATCGACTACGTCCTTGACTATCAGTTTGGTTAGTTGTTAGATTGTCTTGCATCTTCTTCCTGACATAGTGCTTCCATTATTCGAAATTTTTCCCAAGTATCACGCAAGCCAGGATGACGCTGAATACGCTCTTTGAGTTCTCGTTCCTCTTGCATCTTTTTCAGTGCCCAACTAAGTGCGTCTTGTGCTTCATTGGTTAATGAGATACTGGGATTATTAGCACCTAAACTACGCCAAGTAACGCCATCATTTACTTCCATTTCATTCATGTTGGAATTCCACCTTACGTGTCCTGCACCAACAGTGCCTGGACTAATATATGGAAAGTTATGATAGCCGCCATTTATTACAAGGTATGGCCCTTGTGAAACTAGGCTTTTAATCATTTTTTCAATGCTGGAATTTTATAATTGTACAAAGCAATACCAGAGTCCACTGTGATTTCGCCAATACCTTGTCGCTCACTGAAACGCATCATTTTGTCGCCCGGTAATGCCAAGATACTGTTGAACACAGCAATTGGCCAAGTATGTATACCAGACAGTTTTCCACTAACGCCCTGAGCAAAAGTAAAGTTACCGGCATGTGTACTAGGAGTACCAAAGCTGAAGTCTAAATTATTGTTGTTAGTAGTAGCAATGAATGTAATTTCTTCGCTATTGGCCTGAGTTTGGAACCGTAGTCGTTGAATGCTGTTAACACTGGGTTCAACTTCTACGTCCCATTGAATCGTAGTTTTTAAGCTAACAGTAGGCAATTTACTGTTAACAGTTTTGGTATCCATAAACCTGTAACTGTTTTTAAAGTCTCCGCCTTTGTTAACAAAACTAATACCTGCTGGTTCAGAATCTTGTTTGACCACTGAAATAGCAGCATCTTCGCGATATTCGGGAATATTAAGAATTACGTTTAACTTACCCAAATTTGGCATACCAAATACGCCAATAAACTCTGCCACTGGTGTGTGAAAACGAGCATCCATTACTAATGATTTGTCTTGTCCAATGGCACTGATTACAGTATCTTTATCAGTGCCATTGATTTTAATTAAATCAATTACACCTAGGTTATGTGTGTGCTGTACAATGTCTTGTAGCACATCTTTTAGTGCGTCTTTCATGTTATTTT